TTCAGTTATACAGAGATGCCTGATTTCTCAGATTGCTATTACTTTGGAGAGATAAAGCAAGTTCATTACACAGAGCTTATAAAAATAAAGCCTGATTTAACGGACGAAGAAATTAAACAGATTAAGGATTACGGTACTGCGTGGTATAATTACTATCCAATTACTAGGACTTATTATGACAATGCTTTTACGAAAGACCTTGTTACATTGCTTTATTTTAACTATAAGGCTACAAAGAAATACAAATACAAAAAGAAAAATTTAAACAACGGCGGAGAGAGAATTATCAAAAAAGATGAAACATTCAACGCTGAGCCAAATGAAATGTTTGATGTTCTTGATATGCCTAAGACTGTTTGGTATGAAGGTGTATTGGTAGCTGGAACAAATATTTTATTGAAATGGGAGTTAGCTGAGAATATGGTTCGTCCAAAGTCAGCTTCTCAAGATGCTCACCCAATGTATGTGTGCCATGCGCCAAGAATGTATAATGGTCGTTTTGATTCTATCGTAAAAAGAATGATTCCTTTTGTTGATAACATTCAATTGGTGCATTTGAAATTACAACAGATTCAAGCGAGAGTTGTGCCTGATGGGGTATTTATTGATGCCGATGGTATTAATGAAGTTGACTTAGGTACAGGACAAGCATACAATCCAGAGGACGCATTAAGACTATACTTTCAGACGGGTTCTGTTATTGGTCGTTCTTACACTGGAGATGGCGAGTTTAATAACGCTAGAGTGCCTATTCAGGAGTTGACTAAATCTTCAGGTCAAGATAAAATCAGTTCGTTAATATATTCTTATAATCATTATTTGAATATGATTCGTGACGTGACTGGTCTTAATGAGGCACGAGATGGCTCAACGCCTAGTCCTGACGCATTAGTCGGAGTACAGAAATTAGCTGCACTTAATAGTAACACAGCAACAAGACATATCCTAGACGCTGGTCTATCAATGACTAAGAAATTAGCTGAATGTGTATCTATTAGAATATCAGACATATTAGAGTTCTCGCCTTACAGAGAACAGTTTGCTATGCAGATTGGTAAATACAACTTAGCTATCTTAGATGATATTAAAGATTTGTATTTGCGTGATTTTGGTATTTTTATTGAGTTGATGCCTGATGAAGAAGAGAAGCAAATGCTTGAGGAGAATATTAAGATTGCTTTACAGACACAACAGATATACTTAGATGATGCGATTGACATTAGAAATGTTAAGAATATCAAGCTAGCGAACGAGCTATTGAAAGTTAAGCGTAAAAAACGTGAAGTATTAATTCAAGAGCAGAAGCAGGCAGATATGCAAATGCAAGGTCAAATAAACCAACAGTCGGCAATGGCGGCATCTCAAGGTAGATTGCAAGAGGCTGAATTAGGTGCTCAATATAAAGCTCAATTAAAAGAGATTGAGACTGCTATGGAGATTAAGAAAATGCAATTTGAAGTCAATGCTAAGAAAGAATTGATGGAGATTGAATTTAATTACAATATGCAACTTAAAGGAATTGAGGTTGACGGCATGAAGAAAGTAAATGACGAGAAAGAGAAAGCTAAAGACAAAAGAGTTGATATTCAAGCATCAAGACAGTCTGAGTTAATCGAGCAACGTCAAAAAGAATTGCCAGCAAAAAGCTTTGAATCGACTAATGATTCGTTAGGAGATTTTGATTTAGAATCGTTTGCACCAAGGTAGAAATTTTAAGTGAAAAATAATACATAAATTTGTAACAAATTAAATATAATATAATGGCTGAATTTACTGTAAAATCGGTTGAGTTCGAGGAACAAAAATCGGTTGCTGAAATTGAGGAACAATTAATCAATGAGCACGAACAAAAATTAAAGGGTGGTACTCCTAGTATCGTAGAAGCGAATTTCGTTGAAAACGATGTTATTGATGTGCCAGACCTAGACGATAATATCGTTCTTTCACATATTAATAAAAAGTTCGGAAGAGACTACTCTTCTTTAGATGATTATTCTAAAGAGCCTGAGAGAGTTGTTGAGAAAGAAGATTTACCTGAAGATGTAAATGCTTTCTTGCAATTTAAAAAAGAAACAGGTAGAGGATTGGAAGACTTTTTAAATGTTAATAAAAACTTTGATGATATTGATTCAAAGTCACTCCTTAAAGATTATCTTAAAGGACAGAATCCTGAGTTAACAAAAGAAGAAATTGATTTCGAGTTTAGAAAGCGTTTCGACTTTGACGAGGATTTAGATGACGATGATGAGATTAATTCTAAAAAAATAGATTTCAAGAAAGAGCTTAGTAAAGCAAAAGGTTTTTTTGAAGAACAAAAAGCAAAGTATAAAATCCCTCTTGAGTCAAGAACGGACAACGCTTTGACAGCTGAACAACAAAAACAACTAGATGACTTACGAACTCAAATGGAATCTTCTGAGAAAGTAGCTCAGGAAAATGAAAAGCGTTCACAGTTTTTTGCTGAAAAAACAGAAGAACTTTTCTCTAAGGAATTTGAAGGTTTCAAATTTAAAGCAGGGGAAAAAGAAATTGTTTACAAACCAGCAGATGCTCAAAAACTAAAGGAGCAACAATCAGGTCTATCGACATTCGTATCAAACTTTTTGAACGAAGATGGTTACTTGAAAGACGCATCTGAATTTCATCGTTCTATCGCTATCGCATCAGACCCAAATGCTTTTGCCAAATTCTTTTACGAAAAAGGACAAGCTGATATGGCAACAGACCACTCAAGAGATTCTAAAAATATTAATATGAATCGAGGGTCAGTAATTCCACAACCAGCTTCAGGCTTTCAAGTAAAAGTTCTTGATGATAATCAGGGCAGAAGCTATGGAATAAAGAGCAAGTTTAAAAATTAAAAATTAAAAACTAAGAAAAAATGGCAGGTTCATTACAAAGTAGCCCAGGTTTCGATTTACAACCAAGTGCTATAAAATCAACGTTACCTAGTAACTACATCACTAACTTCGACTTCTTGAATCAGTATCTTCCAGATACTTACGAGGCTGAGTTTGAGCGTTACGGTAACCGTACAATTAACTCTTTCTTACGTCAAGTAGGAGCAGAGATTCCATCTAACTCAGATTTGATTAAATGGACAGAAACAGGACGTTTGCATACTAAATACACTAGCGTAGCAACAGCTGGCGCATCAGGTGCTAGTACAGCAATATTGACTGTTTCTGGTACAGGAGTTACACAATGTAACTTCCGTGTTGGACAAGTAGTGTTTTTATCAAATAACGCAACTAGTCAATCAGCTAAAGCAATTATCACAGCGGTATCAGGATTTACTTTTACAGTCGCTTATTACGCAGCAGGTGGTCAGCCTTCTTCTTTCGCAGGAGCAACATTAACGGCTTTCGTTTATGGTTCTGAATTTAAGAAAGGTGCAAATGGCTTACAAGGTTCTTTGGAAGCACAACCATTGATTTTTGAAGTATCTCCTGTTATTATCAAAAACAAATACGCAGTTTCAGGTTCTGACATGGCTCAAATTGGTTGGGTTGAAGTTACTACTGAAAACGGAGCAACTGGTTATTTATGGTACATGAAATCAGAGCACGAAGAAAGACTTCGTTTTGATGATTACTTGGAGATGATGATGGTTGAGCACGTAGAAGCAGAAGTAGGTTCAGGTGCAATCAGTGCAGCTGGTGATGTTGGTAACAAAGGAACTGAAGGTTTATTTGCTGCTGTTGAAACAAGAGGTAATGTTTGGTCAGGTGGTGTTCCATCTACATTGAGTGACTTCGATACAATCGTTGGTCGTTTGGACAAACAAGGAGCTATCGCTGAAAACGCATTGTTCTTGAATCGTGATTTCTCTTTCAGCATTGACGATATGTTAGCTGCTCAAAACTCTTACGGAGTTGGTGGTACGTCTTACGGATTGTTCGACAATGACGAGAAAATGGCTATCAACTTAGGTTTCACAGGTTTCCGTAGAGGTTACGATTTCTACAAAACTGATTGGAAATACTTGAATGATGCAACTCTTCGTGGAGGTATCGTTGGTGGTGTAGTTAATGGTGTTTTGGTTCCAGCAGGAACAATGAACGTTTATGACCAAGTAATGGGTAAAAACGCAAAACGTCCATTCTTGCACGTACGTTACAGAGCTTCTGAAGCGGAAAACAGACGTTACAAAACTTGGATTACTGGTTCAGCTGGTGGTGCAATGACAAGTGACTTAGATGCAATGGAGGTTAACTTCTTGTCTGAAAGAGCACTTTGCACATTAGGAGCTAATAACTTCTTCTTATTCAAATAAGAATAACAATTAGAGAGGGGTTGAGATATATCCCTCTCTTTTATTTTAAATCAAATTAAAATCAAATAAAATGAAAGCAAAAGAAAAAAGGTACATCCTAAAGGAAAGTGCACCATTAAGTTTTTTATTACAGGCTAGAGATATGCCTACATCAAGATTGTTATATTTTGATGAGAAGAAAGGTAAAAATCGAAGTCTTAGATATTCAAAGAATCAACAATCTCCATTTATTGATGAGCAAGATGAGAATGTTGTTTTAGAACCAATCGCTTTTGAAGACGGAGTATTAACAGTTTCGGCTAATAACCCAGTATTACAACAGTTCTTAGAACTACACCCGTTGAATGGTGATGTATTTGAAGAGTGGGACCCAGCAGCAGAAGCAGAGGCTTATGTTAAGCAGGAGAACTTAATATTAGATGCTCAAATCAAAGCAAGAGAAATTTCTGTTGAGAAAAAGATTACAATTATCAACTTGTTCCAAGGTAAAGATGCTTCTTCATGGGAGAAATCTGAAATTACTAGAGCAATTATGAACATTGCAAAATCTCAGCCTGATGATTTCTTGGACGCTTTAGATAATCCTGACACTGATATTGAGGACTTAGCTATTCGCTCTATGAAAGACGGATATGTTTCTCAAAGAAACAACGGAAGAGATTTCCATTACAATCTAAAAGACAACAAGAAACGTATGTTCTCTGTGCCTTTTGAAGACGACCCAGTTAAATGTTATGTTTCATGGTTGAAGTCTCCTGAAGGACATGAGTTCTATCAATACTTAGATAAAAATATCGAAGAATAATAGTACCTTTGTACTTTATTAATCCAAAAAACAAAAAAAGATGGAAAAGTTTTTAAGAATCCCAGTAACAGGAGAGCAAACTCAATTAGTGTCTGCAACAGGTATTGTATTGATTGAGCAAGAATCAGCAACAGTTGTTCATGTTCACTACAAAGCTAGTACAGGAACAGATGTTGTAGTAATTACACACGCAACAGCAGGAGCGGGTAATGAGGCTATGCGTGATGCAATCCAAGATGCGGTTATCGCTGCATTAGGAACACCATGGACAAAACCAGCGTTCACAGTAACAGGTTTACCATTCGCAGTTTCAGGTATCACTGTTGGTTAATAGATTAAGAATTATTTTGAAAGGGCACTTTAACGAGTGCCCTTTTTTATTATCTTTGTATTAAAATGTAAAGCAATGATAAATACAGTTAGAAACGCAGTATTGACTATATTATCGAAAGACAATAGAGGCTACGTAACTCCTGAAGAATTTAACTTAATGGCAAAACAAGCTCAAGTTGATATTTTTGAGGGTATGTTTTATGGTTATAGCGAAGCAATAGTTAAGCGTAATGCTCGTATCTACAATACTGGTCACGCAAATATTCCTGAGACAATGGAGATAGATATTGACGGATTCATTGTAAATGATACACTTCAATATAATATACCTACTGAAACTTTCTTTTTACCAGGAACTAACCCTGCCAACCCGACACAGCCAACTTTATATAAGATTACCGATATGTTATATAATAGTAACGTTGAGGTTGAGAAAGTTAACTATACTAAGCTGAATAGTTTGTTGAACTCAAACTTTATGGCTCCAACAGTAATAAGACCTGTTTATAGTTTGAATAGTAATGGGATTAAAGTTTATCCTGATATTATAACTGCCAATATGTCTATTAACTATATCAGAAACCCTAAAGACCCTAAGTGGACATATACTGTTTTGTCTGGCGGTGAGCCGTTATTCAATCAGTCAGCTGCCGACTACCAAGATTTTGAGTTGCCTGAAAGTGATTTCACTAAGATTGTAACAAAGATTTTACAGTATGCAGGATTATCTATCAGAGAAAATGATGTCGTACAGTTAGTAAATCAGGAAGAGGTTCAAAGCATTCAACAAAAACAATAAGAAATGGAATACATAAGTAATTTTCAATACTATACTAATGGCGGAAATATCCCTGAAGATATAAATTGGGGTAGCTATCAATATGTTTCTTTAAAGGATGTTGTAAATAATTTCATGTTATTTGATGTTGGTGCTGATAAGTTGGTTGACAATGCGCCAAGATATGAGGTACTTTATCACGCTAAGAGAGGCATACAAGAACTTAATTACGATGCGTTAAAGAATATAAAGGTAATGGATATGGAAGTCGGTGACAACCTTAAATTCATTCTTCCTCCTGACTATGTTAATTACGTCCGTATATCTATTTTTGCGAACGGTTGTTTGACTGTTCTTAATGAAAATCGTCAGGTAAATTCATCTACCGCTTATTTGCAAGATAATAATTTAGACTTTTTATTCGACTTAGACGGTCAAGTTATTACGGGACAATCTGCTTTAGATATTAGAAGACTTGAGCAAAGTCAATATTTCGGACCAGGTTGCTATTGTGGAAGTTATGGTTGGTTATATGACGGTAGTTGGTACTTTAGATATCAGTTGATTGGATTTGCTGATGACGACAAAGACGGACCGACATTCAGAATTAACAATGGAGTGATTGATTTTTCATCAGGTGCAAGAAATCGTACTATCGTACTAGAGTATGTCTCTGACGGTATGGAGAACGGTGATGAGTCATTGATAACAATAAATAAAATGGCAGAGGAGTTTATATACGCATATATAAGTTACTCTATTTTATCAAGAAAAACGGGCATACCTGAGTATCAGGTCAAACGATTGAGAGATAAAAAGACTGCTATGTGGCGTAATGCTAAGCTTAGAATGTCTAACTTGCACCCTGCTAGAATATTAATGAGAATGAATAATAGATTCCAAAATAGATAATATATGATGAAGGACCAAACTAAAAACTTCTCTAGGGGAACAATGAATAAAGATTTTGACGAAAGGCTTGTGCCTAATGGTCAATATCGTGATGCGTTGAACTTCAGAGTTGGTACTTCAGACGGGTCTGACGTTGGGGCAGGTCAAAACATTGCAGGTAACTTAAATGTTGCTAATATCCAAGAAATATCAGGTCGTGATGGAACTGGTGCAAGAACTATTGGTGCTATTGAGTATGGTGCTCGTAGTGTTATTTATTGGTTTGTCGCTGGAGATTTCTTTGATGGTATTTATGAATTTAACGAAATATCAGGCATCGCAACAAGAGTTTTACAGAGCAATAAAGCTAATGCAGAGACTCCTAGTTTGCTTAATTTTAGTAAAGGCAATATTATAACTGGAGTAAACTATATAGCTATTAACGAGCAAAATGGGTTTTTATTTTGGACAGACAATCTAAATCAACCACGCAAGGTAAATATTGAGAGAGCAAAATCATACGATGTAAATGATGCTCGAATTGAGAAAGATACTCCTGTTATATTGACTCCTCCTCTATACTCTCCTCATATTGAGTTGTTCAACGATTCATCAGACCCTCAGTCAAATAATATGTCTGAGAAGTTCTTGTATTTCTCTTATAGATACAAATATATTGACGGACAGTTTAGTAGTATGTCACCATTCTCTGCTGTATCATTCGGAGCGAAAAATTTTGTGTACGATTTCGGTGAGGGATTTAATAAAGCAATGGTCAATAATTTCAATGCTGTTAGAGTTTCTTTTGAGACTGGTGATGAGTTTGTCGAGGCTATTCAAATATTGGTCAGAGATACGAGTAATATTAACGTAAGTATTATTGATACATATTCTAAGGCAGAGTTGTTTATTGGTAATAATACAAGTAGTACTATTGAATTTAAGAATAACAAAATTTATTCAGTACTTCCTGATGAGCAAATATTAAGACTTTTTGATAATGTACCATTACTTGCAAAAGCACAAACTACTGTTGGTAATAGATTGGCATACGGAAATTACGTACAGTTCAGGGATATAACAGATTGTAGCGATAAACCAATAAGGATAGATTATTCTTTATCTTTAAGGTCCGAGGCTGTTGCTGTAAACTCTCCTGCGCAAACATTCAGAAGTGATAGAGATTATGAGGTTGTCATGTTCTACACTGATGATAAAGGACGCATGACTACTGCGTTAACTTCAGTGTACACAAACGCATCTCAATCTAACACTGATACGTTATATATTCCGCCTCAAAATTCCGTAACAGCGAATAGTATATTGGTAAATATTAGACATAATCCTCCATGCTGGGCAACTAACTATCGTTTTGGTATTAAGCAGTCTAAGAATTTATACTATAATATATTCCCTATATTGTTTTATGCGGACGGTCTTTTTAGATATTTTTTGATTAATCAATCAGACATTGATAAGTTTAAAGTCGGAGAGTACATTATATTTAAGTCTAATGGTAACGGACCAACATTTAATAATAAAAAATATAAAATATTAGAACTTGAGAATAAACCTGCTGGATTCATTTCAGGTAACGCTCCAACAGAGATTGCAGGTCTTTACTTTAAAATTAAGGTTAATTCTGTATCAGAGTTTAATCCTAACTCATTAATTGCATTTAATGATACGGCAACTGGTAATAACGCTAAAATACCAACTGGAAGTCTTTTTGGAGCTAATCAAAACGTACCTGTTATTCAATCTTCTACGTCTGTTTGTGAACAACCAATTTATTATGGTGAATCAAACCCTAACGGATTGCAATTATTAAACAATACATTTTTAGGGAACACAGACTTAAGAATAACTATCGAAGTTCAAACACCTACAACATTTAGATATACAATTGATGTATCAGCAACAGGTGGGTGGATAGAAAATATTCCTATTACAACTTCGTCAACGGGTATAAATGTGTTTGGTCAAGATGTTTGTTTTATCTTGTGGAATATTCCCTCGGTCATCAACACAGGTTTAGTGCCTGGAGATAGATGGAAAATTAATTGCAGAAAAAGCGGAAGCTTATTGGGTAATTATTTTGGAGGAGCAGGAATACCATTACAAGACCAAGGAACTGATTATAGTGATTGGGGAGGTGCAGCGGTCTTAGGTGATGCTGAACAAATAGAATCAGGTGCACAAATCCAAATTGAAATAATTCAAGACTCGTTAAATGTATCTCAGCAAGCAGGTATTCAGCCATTTCAATCTCCTCAAAGATATGAAAACATAGAAGAGTGGTTTGTAGAATCAGGAGCATGGCAACAATTCATTCAGCCTAATGACTCAGGAAATAATATTGGAGCGTTAGGTGTTACATTTAGAAGAGGAGATATCTCGTCTGATATAAATGAAATAAAAATAATAACTCAAAACACCACTGGTGGTATATACATGATTATACAAGGATTTGGATATGAAGGTAATGATACCGCAACTCTTAGTCCCATAGATTTTTTTAATAGCTCAAATTTTAACACCATCAGAGCAAGTCTATCTATCCAACAGACAAGTCAAAAATTATTCTGTGAGTCAGAAGCAATAGAAACTGATATTGATATATTCCATGAAACAACACGAACGTACCCAATAGTTGAAGGTAAACATAAAGTTCTTTGGGGTTATGATGATTACCAGTTTGCTGATGGTCTTACAAGACTTACTCAATTAGATTATAGATACCCGCATTATTTCACGGTTGGTGATACAGTGGACGTATCTTCATCAAACATAAACGGTTCATATCAAGTTGTTGAGATTGAGAATAGATACTCGGTTATCATAAACTTAACCTTTCCTGGTTCTGGTCCTGAAATCCCTGGTAACATTAATATAACAGGAACTAGTGAAAGAGACCAAGCTAGTCTTGTTGATGCAATCGTTCAGTTGAATATACCAAGCAGTGCAAACAGTGACTATAACGGATATTGTTTTGGTAATGGATTAGAGTCGAACAGAATAAAGGACGATTTTAATGCCACTACTTTAGATTATAGCCTTAGAGCAAGCACGACAGTTGACCAATATCAACAAGTTAGAGCCGACTCGTCAGTTTCTTATAGTGGTGTATTTAAAGAAAAATCATCTATCAATAGATTGAACGAGTTTAATTTAGGTATATCGAACTTCAAGTATCTCGACCGAGATTTCGGACCGATACAGCATCTGTACCCAAGAGATACAAACTTGTTGATAATGCAGGAGAACAAAATATCAAAAGTTCTTTATGGAAAGAACATTTTATTTGACGCTATTGGTGGCGGTCAAGTGGTATCTATCCCTGAAGTTCTTGGTAATCAAATAGCATTGGCTGGTGAGTTTGGTATCTCAAGAAACCCTGAGTCGTTTAGTGTTTATGGTGATGATACATTCTTCACTGATACTAGACGTGGTGCTATATTGCAACTGCAAGGCGACACGATTGTAGACATCTCGACTGTTTACATGGTAGAGTATTTTAGAGAGATAATGACTGAAGGATTGAATACTCAGAAGCTAGGAGCATTTGACCCTTTCTTGAATCTATATACTTTATCTGTGAATGACAGAGAGGTAGACAAATGTTTCTTAGATATTAGCGGACGAATTAGAACGCTTGAGTCTAATACAGGTGGAGATTCTTACTATATGTTCACTATTAATTCTAATGCAAACTGGGAGATTACAGTTAGTTCGCTTGGTTTTGGTACTGATTGGATAGACTTACCAGTAACTAGCGGATTTGGAAATCTTGATATTTTTGCATTAGTTGACTCTAACGTTAGTTCAATAAATAGAAAACTTTTAATAACTGTCACTTTTTGCGGAGGACAAATAAAGACTTTTATACTTAGCCAAGCTAGAGGTAAAAAAGGTAGTGTAGTAGTGGCGGTGTTTAATCACGAAACAAAACGATAATGATTTTAAATCAGAAATATTCATATACAGGAAGCGATGTTTTTGACGTGAGTCAAATTCAATTTAACGAAAGCGGTGTTGCTTTATTTAATACGCAAACAGGGTTCGGTGGCATAGATTATATCCCTAACGATGGAGATACGGTCGCTATTATAGCAAGTAATTCCACTGGTGCAAAGCAACAAAAATATAGATTTGTACCCTCTATGAATAATAAGGTTTACTATCTAGTATCAAACCAAGTATTTACAAGTAACGACAGGGCACTTATGATTTCTGCTGCCACTGAGATAACTGTGACTTTTGTTGTTGATAGATATGAGGGGACATTTACATACCACAACCCATTAGGACTAGAGTATCTATATCTAATTTGGGATTATGCAGATAATTTAGATGCGGGAGATATTGCATTTGACGGAGGAGGTGATGGTACTGTTAGATTTATAGATATAGACTACGGCACAAAGATAGGGTCAGCAGGCGTAAATATAGAAACTATATCAGGTGTAGCTAGATATGTTTTATCTTACGATGGGATAAATATACTAGACACGGGGTATATTGGTGAAAATTCTATGGGTAATTATGATGAATTAATTTTTTTAGGTATTGCACCTGAAGATATTAAATTGCAAGAGCCTTATGACGGAACGGTTAATAATGGAGATGTATTGCCATTTCTTTTCAAGAAATATCTAGTAGATGGCAGGGCACAACTTGT